CGGCACTGCTACCTTGGCCTCGGTCAGCAGACGCGGTCCACCGACTTCGATGCTCTTGCCGTTTACGAGTGCACGTGCCCCTCGACCGGACAGCGCTTCGAAGTCGGCAGCCTGCAACGTGGGCAGGTTTCGGCGCTTGGCTTCGGCCACGATTGCTTTAGCGAGCGGGTGTTCGGAGGTGGCTTCGACGGCAGCAGCGTGGGCCAGCAAATCATTCTCGCTGCTGCCAGGCGCAGCCGCGACTCCCGACAATGCAGGAGACCCGCGCGTGAGCGTTCCGGTCTTATCGAAAATCACCATGTCCAGATTGCGGGCGCGTTCGAGTGCGAGTCTGTCCTTGACGAGGAGGCCGTTCTGCGCGCCGAGCGATGTCGAGATGGCAATTACGAGCGGAATCGCCAATCCTAGGGCGTGTGGGCAAGCAATGATGAGTACGGTTGCCGTCCTGATCAGGGCGTGCTCTTTGTCTCCTGAAAACCACCAGTATGTGAACGTGATCGCGCCAGACGCGACGGCCACGTAGAAAAGGAGTGCCGCGGCACGATCGGCGAGGGCTTGCGTGCGAGAACCGGAAGCTTGTGCAGCAGCAACGAGCCGCATGATGCCGGACAGAGCGGTCTGCTCTCCGACTGCCGTGACGCGGATTTGAAGGCTTCCACCACCGGCGACTGTCCCCGCGGTAACGGCGGCGCCTGGTCCTTTCGGGACCGTCCGGGACTCACCGGTAATCATCGACTCGTCAACGTCGGCAGATCCCTCGGTGACTGTCCCATCCGCCGGGACGCGGGTTCCGGGCCGAACGAGGATAATGTCGCCCATCTTCAACTCAGAAAGGGGAACGGTTCGAGTCTCCGCACCGCCTACGAGTTCGGCAGTGTCTGGAAGCAGCGCGGCGAGCGCATCGAGCGCGCCACGAGCCTGGGAAATTGCTCGCATTTCCAGCCAATGGCCGAGGAGCATGATCGTAATCAGAGATGCGAGTTCCCACCAGACTTCGATCTCGAAGAGGCCGAAAGTTGCGGCGAGCGACGTACCAAAGGCAACCGTAATCGCCAGGCTGATGAGGGTCATCATGCCGGGCTTGCGGTCCGCCAGTTCGCCCCATGCCCCACGGATGAAAACGAGGCCACCGTAAACGAAGACCACCGTTCCAAGGATTGGGGCGATTAGTTTGGAGCCGGGGAAAGAAGGTGCTGTGTATCCAAGCCAGTGTTGGACATCGGTCGACCAGAAGATCACTGGAATTGTGAGAGCAAAGCTCAACCAAAACTTGTCACGAACCATCGCCACAGAGTGCCCTGAGTGGCGCTCGTGGCTCCCGTGGTCTTCCGCCATCTTGTGGCCCGCAAGGGCGTCGGCCGTTTCCCCGTGCGCTCCGTGTGTCATTTGCTCCATATTGAACTCCGATGCCAATCCACCTGGACGAGAAACGGGCAAACCGGACATGTGGCCGCTACGAATCTAAGGGGAGGGCCTTGTTACAGGCCCTTGGCTGAAAACAAGAATTAAGAAAATGGTGCCGGAAGGGGGAGTCGGATTCCCACCACGTATTGATGGGATTCAACTTACTGGTTTTTATCGGTGCACGATGCGCATGAAATGCACGATTTCTGATTTTTTGGTACGCCACAGGTACATGCCTTGCAGCTTTGCCGGAAATGAAATCGGTCCATAAGAATTCGATTTATCTTTCGTATTTTTGGTATTAGAATATCGGTAGTTGGTGGAATGGACCGTTTGCCCAATTGCGGGAACGGTGTCAAGAAACCAAGCTAGTACCCCGCGCAGTATGGAACTGCGATGGGAAGGTCCGATCGAAGCGGAAAGTTGTCCGCACACCGTGAGTAGCCGGCCTCTGCTAGCTGTCTCTTAAACAGGGACAGTGACGGGCACGTTCAAGCGGAAATCGAACAACAGACACGAAGGAGTGTTTGTATGTTCGACCTCTGCGAACGTCACTACGAAGTCCTTGACCTCGCCGAAACTTGGAACGTCCACCCCTGCACCGTCCGCCGCATCTTTAGTGATGAACCCGGCGTCCTGAAAATCACCAAACGAAAAAAAGGCAAGCGCCGCTGGGTGATGCTCCGCATTCCAGAATCCGTCGCGAAGCGTGTCTATGACCGCCTCACGCAAGGAGGTGGATCGTGGCGCGCCTAGACCTCACCTGCTCGTTCACGCCTATCGTCCGCAGCGGGGAAAAGCTCTACCTCTCCGTCTTCTTCTCGCTCTCGCTCCGCGCCACCCTTGCCCAGGATTTTGAAATAGCCAAACAGGACCTTGGCGCCAGGGCGGACAACCTTATTAACCAGTGGGCGCTCCGCATCCCGAACGCCCACCACGCTATTGCGAACGGGTTTGACGACATCCCCGTATTCCTCAGTTCCATTTCCTCGCGGGACTATTCCGTGACGGCCATTGTTCTGCGGGAGATTTCTAGTCCCGATTCCACGTCGGTTGCCCAGCAAGAATCCCGCGCCGACCGGATCACCCGTGATATCCAGGAGGACGGCGCCCTATACGACCACGTCGTGAACCTGAAGGTGCAGTTCTTCAAAGAGCATCCTTCCATCCAGACCGAGCCGGTCCACACCACCCGCCTGAACAACCGGTTCGAGGCCATTTTTCTTTCCATTCTCGGCCGCAGGAGAGAGGTATGAATCCGTATCAGCTTCGTATCACCGTTCCGCCGAAAACTTTCGGCGTGGAAATAAGCTATCGCCCTTTGCTAGCGTGGGTTACCGGTTCACCACCCCGCCCTCGTCCCGACTCGGGTATCTTCCGACTACTTGCTCCTACCGTTCACAAGTTGCTTATCTGCACCGCCGGAAGATACCCGAGTCGCCGCTACCGCTGGCGAGGGTCGCTAGCGCTCGGGGTGGTGACCAGTTGTGAGGAGGTGACCGGTGCTCCCTGAGTGGTTCAACTACCGTACCCATGCGGTTGCCAAAGGAACGACGCAATCCGGCAAAAGCAAGTTTGCCGAACACTGTATGAGGGAGCACGTCCTCCAAGCAAACGGCTTCTGCCTTCTTGACTGGCACGGCACCCTCTACGACGGCATTCTGGAATATCTCGCGTACCTCCGGCCGCAGCAGCCCGTGATCCTCATCAACCCTTCCCAGCCGGATTTCATCACCCCGTTCAACCCCTTCAGGCTGGTGGAGCCGGACGAGGTCACCGCGCACGCCGGCCGACTTGCCGATGTCCTCGTCAAAAGCTGGGGCGCCGCGAACACGAACGAGCTCCCGACCTACGAGCGGGTCGTGAAGATGGTCATTACTTTCGCCGCCGTCTCCGGGGAACCCCTCCACCATTGCGCCCGGCTCCTCGAAATGCCGAAGAAGGAGCACCGGGAATATGCCATCTCCATCATCGAGGACGATTACATCAAGCAGCAGTGGAAGCAGCTTCAGTACATCAAAAGCTTCAAAGATTGGGTCCACGAGGTGCAATCCACCCAGAACCGCCTTGCCCGGTTTGTCGGCTCAAAGGGCGTCAAGCTCTTCACTGGGCTTCCCGGTGAAGGGCTCCGCGTGGACGATGCCATTGAACGCGGGGCCATCCTCCTCGTTAACCTGAAGCCATCCGGCAACCTCTCGGCAGAATCCGGCAAGGTCTTTGCCGGACTCCTCCTCTCCGAATTCCTGAATGCCGCTTTGAGGCATACCGACCGCGAACGGCCCTATTTCTTATATTGCGACGAAGCCCAGAATTACCTCACGCCGGATGCTGCCGGTATCCTTGACCAGGTGGTGAAGGCAGGGTTGCGCGTCACCCTCCTCCACCACCACGAGGGACAGTTCTACGGCAACGTGCCGCTCATTGAATCCATCCGCACGAACGCGCGGATCAAACTCATCTTTGGGGGACTAACTCCCGCAGCCGCGAAGGAATCGGCGGAGGAACTCTTCCTTCCTGAATTGAACGAACGCTGGAAAAAGGACGACAAGGTCCATTACATCACGCAATACGACGAGGAACAGTACGAGACCATAACGGACAGCAGTACATCTTCTTCCAGCTCCGGCACGATTGGGGAAACGGAGACTCAAAGCTCCGGCGACGGCTCCTCACATTCCGTGCAATACGGGAGCCGCCTCCGCCCTCGCGTTGAGCGCATCGTGGACGGGCAGGAGGACTGGAGCCATGAGGAGAAAATATCCAAGCTCGCCGAGCGCCTCACTGCACTTTCACCGCGACACTGTTACGTGAAGCTCCCCGACAGGACGTATGCGTGGGAAGTGCCCTGGGTAGAGCCGGTCTTGCTATCCCCTGATACGGTTCTAGAATTTATAAAAACCATCCCATCCACCCCACTCCATGAGGCAGAAGAAATCATTAGACAGGAGGAAGCCCGTTTCCTTAAACGGACAAATGAGTATGAGCGTGGCGGCAGTCGCCCCAAAAAGAAACCGCCGACTTTACACCCGCAGCGGTGATTCCGGCATTTTGCAGGACGTTGCAAAGTACCAGTTCGTCACCGTGGAGATGGTCGCGGAGGACCTCGCGCGGAACATCATCGCCGTCCGCCGGCGCATGATGCAGCTCTACCAGGCGGGCATGTTGAACCGGGTCCGCAGGGATAAGCTCGCCCCGTATGTTTATTTCCTTTCGGAGAAAGGTTCCGAGGAGGCGCTGAGGCGCGGACACCTGCATGAACCCCGCTATATCAATTCAAAAAGCCCCCTGCTCGTTTCGCACGACTTGGAAATCACGATGTTCCACCGCGCCTTGGGGGAGAAGCTACAGGAGGTTGAATGGATTCACCCCGAAGAAGCCAGCTCGTCATACTTTGAGTGGGAGCAATGGCGCGGAGCCCTGAAGCAGAAAGTGCAGACCGAAGAAGGGGCAGAATCGCTCATCCCTGACGCGCGCTTTATGGTGAACGGCACGACCATGTTTCTTGAGATCGTGAAGAGCTACGAATCGGAATACGAGAACGGCGAGTCAAACGTGGAACACAAGATCGGGCTTTATAACCAGTGGTGGAAAGAAGGAGGGGAGGATTTCCGGGTCTGTTTTGTGCTTCCAACGAAAGCCCGTGTCGCGCATCTTCTTTCAAAGCTTGAGGACCGTTTCCCTTACCGCCGTTTTTATTTCACGGACGAGGAAAGTTACCGGAAGAACGTCGTAGGACATATCTGGTGGACGCCCAGGGATTTCCGCGAGGCAACGTATTCCCTTCTTCATGAAAAACCCTAAACTTAAAGGAATCGCGGTCAACAATTGCGCGGGGCGGGCAGCGGATGCTCCCGCACATACTCCGACTCCCCGTCCTCTCTTCGCGTATCCCGCGTTCCGATGGGGACGGGGACGCGGGACATGAATGTAACTATCGGCACTGATTTCAGCACGGGCGACCCGATCGCCATTGACACCTCAAAGCATATAAATCTTGAAGGGATGTCGGGCGTAGGAAAGTCAACGACGCTTGTCCGGCTTTTTATTGAGCATATCCGCCAGGGAAACGGCGGAGTTTTTATTGATCCTCACGGAGACACAGCCGACCAGCTTGCCACCCTTATTCCCAAGGGCCGGATGCGCGATTTCATTTGGATTGATCCCGATGCGACGCATGTACCCGGCCTGAATATCTTTGACTACGACGATCCGAGGGACAAGGAGCTCGGCGTGGAGAGTTTCATCACCATGATGAAGGCGCTCGCCGGCAGCGCGTGGGGGGATGAGACCGCGAGGGTTTTGACGAACGCAGCGGATGCGATCGTGGAGCAGACCGACCGCCCGACCGCAATCCCTATCTTCCGCTTTATGGCGGATGATGCCTTCCGTAAAAGTATCCTTGCGAAATCAGAGAATCCCCTGCTCCGGATGTTCAAAGAACAGTATGACGACAAGCTCAGGGAGTCGGAGCAGATGAGCAAGTTCAGCCCGCCGATCAACAAGGTGGGAAAACTCCTCCGGCCCTCCATCATCCCCATCATCGGACAGCCGAAATCCTTGGATTTCCTGGAGGCGATGAACAGCAAGAAGATCGTGGTCTGCCGCTTTTCAAAAGGGAGGTTGGGAGAAGAAGTGTCACAGATCCTCGGGTCGCTCGTGGTTTCTATGGTCTCCATCTCCGCATTGAAGCGTGAACGGCAAAAGAAGCGCCCACCCTTCATGCTCGTCGCGGATGAGGTCCACAACTTCGTTCATGGAGGAAGGTTCGGCACGTTATTGGCGGAGAGCCGGAAGTACGGTATCACGCTCGTCATGGCTTCCCAGGGGATGTACCAGCTTCCCTTCGCGAAGGACATCCAGGCGAATTGCTCCACGCAGATCGTCTTTAATGTTTCTGGGGAGGACGCCCAGGCGATCGCGGACAACTGGCGCTGGATTGAATACCCGGAGGAGCTGCGGGCTGCGGATATCACCGCCCTTCCCCGGTATGCGTTTTATTGCAGGACTTTTGTGGACGACACGCCGATGGTGGTGAAGGCGCGGGCCCTCCAGGTTACGAAGCGCGGCGACGAGGCAAACCCGACAAAACTCATTAAGAGTTCGCTTGAGCGATGGGGCAAGCGAAAGAAGGAAGTCCTTTTGAGAATCGGGAAATTCCTCTCGGATGGCTCGGTTCGCCCTTCCCACTCACCCTCTCGGAATCGTGTTCGCGGTTAGCGGGCTTCGCCTCGCCGCTTCTCATCCCACCCAGCCGCTCGCTTACAGAGGCCCTTTCCTTTTCTCTTCAGTGTAGCGACGTTTCCGTCCCGTCAAGGTACTTCGACTCAATTGCGGCAGAGCCGCAACACAGTGGACGATCCACCTTGACTGAACGGAACCCCTTTGTCGCCCCCCTGTGAGCATAAGGAAAGGTCGAAACCTAAAACTAAACTCATGTACGAATACGAGGTCATCCTGGTCGAGAAGACGTATGGACGCATACGAGTGAAGGCCAACGGGCTTGAAGAGGCAAAGGAGCTTGCCCTTCATTCCGTCGATGTTGAATGGGAGGATGCACGCGATGCGGAGGTCATGTTTGCCATCAAAGACGGCGACCGCGACGGCATCATTTGGTGAATGGGTTCGCCCCGTGTGCACAGGCGCGGGGCTTTTTTAATGCTCGCGAGCGGCTCTCCCGCCCTATAATGCGCCGAAATGAAAATCGAGCAAGAACAGCGGCGCGAGGACCCCGTCCGCACATCGTCCGGTTTGCCTCGGAGCGTTTGGATTGTTCTAACCCTTGTCATCGCGGGATTAGCGATTCTGATATCCCTTCGCGACCGTGGGACGAAGGACACGCGGCGAACTTGGGAATCGGTCGGCTATTCCCGGGATATTTGCGACGACGGATGGAAGACCGTAATAGATCATTCAAACGATTCTATCCAGTACTTCGACCTCACGCTCCGGCCTGGCTGTTTTTCGGGATGGGTATCGATACCGAAAACGTGGCAGGTGTGGGATGGTCAGTTCATCGGCGATAAAGCGAATACGTGGCACGCAATTTGGTATGCGAATTGGACTGGTCCGCAGGGGCCTTGGGCTGGAAACCAGCGCGGGCCAGACTTTCACAATGTGGACCACCGATTTCGCATAGAGGGGAGAGGGACGGTACGTGTCTACGTATTATCGCCAACAGGCAAGCAGCTATCAGAGAATCCTCCCGACGCAGGGGTGAAAGACGCAGTTGATGATCCCCGTTCGGGACCGGTTGCGGTTGAAAAGGACGCGGACGTGTTCCGGTTCGGATTTTGGCCGTGCCGCCGATATGCCGCGGCCGTCGTCTGTACCGGCTTTGTCCGCAACGAATATCGTGAGGTCCCCTTCGCGAAGATGCTCCTTACAACAGCACATGACGACCTTGGGAACGAATACATTGCGGATGAGTTTAAGATTGGTAGGTCTTCTTGTTTGGAGAGAGAAGACGGTTGCCGAAATTGGATCAGCCCGAAGGCTTCTGAAGCTGTTGAACTGAAACTCCACGGAGTTGTTGCGGAGGCAAAAGCCGTCGTGATCGCGATTCATGTGACGATGACGACCACTTCCAAGACCGAGGACCTCTCCATTACGGTTCCGATTGCTCCACAAAAAAAGCCCCCTTCAGAGTAAGGGGGCAAGAAGACCGGGGCGCATTATTCGACAAGGTGCGCTTTCAAGACTTTATGACCGGCAGCTTTCAGCCGCTCAATGATCTTGGTTGCCTTTTCATTTCCAGTGTCGTCGTTGTCGAGCGCCACCGTAATCGCGTGAAACGGCCTCAAGCATTCCTGTTGCGCCGCTGTCATGTCGCTTCCAAGCAGGGAGGCTGCCTGAACCCCGTTCTGAGAGAACCAGAGGACGGCCCAGGGACTTTCTACCAGCACCAGTGGCTTCGCCGCATCGCAGTGGTCAAGCCCATACAGGAAGGATTTGACGAGCCCGGACGGCATGAGCCATTTCGGTTCTTGGCCCTCTAGAGTGGCCCGGCCGATATACCCGACCAGTGCGCCATGCTGGAAAAGCGGGAACACGATGCGCCCGGCCATCGAACCCTTTCCAGGGAAGAACCCGACGCCGAACATCGCAGCAGTTTCTTTCGTGATACCCCGCTTCTCAAGGTACTCGCAATAGGCGATGCCCTTGAGTTCAAACGCGAGGGGTTTATTGACGAGCGGAGCGGGCGAGGTAGGATTGGAAGGTACCACCACGGCACCGCTCCCATTGGGTTTCGTACCATTCGGGGCCGGTGCCATTCCGTTCTGCGGGAACCATTCCAGCAGTTTCTTTGCCGCATCGAGCGCGGTGTGTGTGCCTTCCATGAGCATCACCAGGTCCAGTACGTCGCCGCCCTTCTTTCCCGAGCCCTTCACGCACGAATCGGACTTGCAGCACCACAGGTTCAGTTGCGTGTTGATGCTGAAAGACCCTTTTGATTCCTTTGAAGTGTGGGAGGAAAGGGGACAGTCGCAACGCAGATAAATGGTGTTCACCTTTCTCGTCGGGACGCCGTAGCGTTGGAGCACGGAGTCAATCGGGATGTCGTGTTTCAGGGTTTTGAAGTCGATCCTAGGGTCCATACTTCCTCCTTCCGGAACCTGTTTTCAGCATAGGAACGTCAGGTCGTCGTGAACAGGCAAAGAACAAGCGGGGAAATTGCAGGATGAGCAGGAATGAGGACGGGAACGGTTTTGCGCCGTCCCCGTCGATTCAGCCTTGCGGTTGTTCTTCGTTCTCGTTTTCCACGAGGACGAGTTTCGTGTGTGATTGGAAGACGACGGGCAAGCCGGCATTCACCTCGACTCCGATGGAACCGTTATCGTTCTTCCATGCGGCGCCGACGCGATGCCAAACCTTTTTGCCCTTCCCGTTGTCCTCGACGAACATCAAGCGATAGTCCGGTTTTCTTCCTGGCATATGAGCTGCCCCTTTCAAGTCAGCTATCTTTAGAATAGGAAATGTGAGCTAACACGCAAGGGGCTTGACAGGTGATTGTGCGTAGTGATGTAGCGGTATAGATAAAGTGGGCTATATAGAGCGGTTGGCCGGACTGGACAGAAGCTTACAGTAAGCTATCATTATGGTATGACGATTGACCGAAAGAAACTCTGTAAGAAATGCCGCGCGGCAATCAAACGGGCGGACGCAGAGTACATGCGGAAATATCGCCAGAATAAAAAGGTCGAAACCAAAACATAACTAGTACATGAAGAATTACTTTGTGCAGATCACCGTTGATGACCCGTATCCGAAGAAGTTTGAGATCACGGGAACGGCGGCGAGCGCAGAGGTTGCGGTAAAGCGTGCGCTTCAGAAGTTCCGCAAGGAGTTTTGGGCGCGGCGTCCTCTCACCGAGTTCCGAGTGTACGTTAAGAAGATATAGCAATGCTTAACGAACACCTTCTCTGGACCCGCATTATTCAGAACGACGGCCGGCTTCAAAAGGAACCGACGTTCCTCGGAGCCAGCCTCCTCTTCGTAGCAATCTGCGCCGGATTCTATGCGCTCATCTTCCTCGGCGCCGCACTCTAGAAACGGTTGCATTCGGGAGGGAAAAGGGTACATGACCCAGCGAGTCTATCGGCAACGGTTTGAACTCGCACCCTCCCGAATTATTCGGGAAACAAATTAACCAAACTTCAACATGAAATCAGCAGTAATCGGCCAGTTTCTCAAAGACCCTTCAGTAGTATTCGACAAGGAAAAGCACACCTACAAGACGGCCGGCGGCGAGCTTTACACCGGCTGCACGACGATCGCCGGGGCGTGGGATAAAAGTTATTTCCTCGGCCCCTGGCACGCGAAGGAGATGGCCCTCGCCATTCTCTCCCGTCCGTTCGACGAAGTAGCCAAGCTCACCCCACCGGAGTTCGAGAAGTTCATCACGAATGCAAAGGGTGCGGCCAAGCGCAAGAGTGAGGCGGCGGCGAACACGGGCACGCTCGCTCACGATTGGATAGCGAGTTTCATCTCTTCCCGGATTGACCCCAACCTCGACCTCATCCCCACGCCGGATGATGACGAGGCAAACAACGCCATCGAGGCGTTCGTCACGTGGCAACCGACAGAAAGAATCACATGGCTCGCAAGCGAGGAGCTTGTGTGCTCCGATGAATACCGAATCGCAGGCACGCTTGATGCGATTGCCTCATTCGACGGCATCCCGTTCATCGTGGACTTCAAGACGAGCGGCCAGCTCTCTCCGAGCTACCTGCTCCAGTGCGCGGGCTACGACATCATGCTCCGCGAGATGGGCTTCGCGGTCGCAGGCTACAAGATTATCCGCATCCCGAAGGACGGCACCGCGGCCGAAACTCTCACCATCACCGACGCAAAGGACATGCAGTTCTTCCGCGAAACATTCCTCAAGCAGAGAGAAGCGCATCGCTTTTACGTGTACACGACCTCGAAGTTCACTGATATGGCGACCGGCAAGATGAGAGTCGATTTGCCGGAGTTAAAGGTCGAAGAAACAAATTAATCACAATAAACACATGGCAGATTACGAAAAGCAGGAGTTCATTTCGGGAAAGTGGGCCGACAAGGCCGAGCTTTATGAAAAGCGGGTGGGCAAAGCGAGGATACTGAGCGAGACGAATCCAGAAACGAGTTCGTTCAAGAACGAGGACGGGTCGCCGCAAATACAGCACGTCTGCAAGGCTCAATTTGCTGGCTACACCGAACCGCTCAAGATTTCTTTAAACCGCGCGACCATCAATGCCCTCGTTGATGCTTTTGGCAAGAGCTCGAAGGATTGGCAGGGACAGGTTTTGGGAGTGGAGGTTGATAAGCTCCCCGGCAAGAAATTCCCTCTCTATCTCATTCCTCAAGGATATGAGCGCGTCGAGGACGAGAACGGTTATTCCGTGATCCAGAAGAAGGGCGCAAAGGCCGAACCGGCGGGGAAAACCCCGATAGACGCTGTGAACGGTAGCCTTGATACCGACCTCAGCAACATCCCCTTCTAAAAGAAACCAACGACGGGCGGGACGGCCAACCGCCCGTAAAGCCCAAATGAAAAACACACCAATAATCAATATTTCCAAAGCAGAAGCAGAAAAGCATTACAAGGAATATCTGGAGACGGTAAAAACCCGCAAGGAAAAGTATCTGACCGATCTGAAGCAGGTTTACTACCATCTCTCGCAGGGCCACAAGGTCTTGGATATCTACGAGGTTTTCAAACAGTCGGGAGTGAATAAAGACGGCGAACCCCAACTGGCGCTTTGTCAAGCCGATGAAAGGCAGTGCGGTTTCAGAAAGCAGATATTAGGCTCAGGAAGATTCTATGGGCTTAAGGATGGTATGTGGAAAAAGAGCGCTATTTCCTTGCCCTCTAGCACCTTTGGAGAGTGGAAAACGGAGAAGGGAAAGGATGAATGGAACAAGGATGATGACGTGATTGTTCGGCGCGAAATAAAGACGACAGTCCCGATTGTCCCAGCTCATCTGCTGCCCGAAGGAAGATTGGACAATTACTACATTCTCTGGGAGGTTTCCGGTTGGGAAGAGGTCCCACAGTACGCCGACCCGTTTCTCCTGAAGCGCATTAACGATAACGCTTTCATTATCCTCGCAGAATGGGATTTGACCGAGGTCGAACAAGCGGTGATTCGCGGCCTCTAGTTCACCATGACCGAACGCTGTCCCCATTGCGGCGCCGGCATGAAGCAGTTCTGGCACACGCTGAACCCCGGCCTCGTATCAGTCCTCGTGAAGTGCATCCAGTTCGTTCACGAGCACAATAAGAACGAGTTCCACCTCCAGCGCGACCTCCATTTGAGCGTGAATGAATTTTGTAATCTGACCAAGCTAAGATTTCACGCCTTGGTTGCGAAAGTGGACGGAAAGCCGGGATTTTGGCTGATAACTTCCCGTGGCGGCCAATTCCTTCGGGGAGAAATATCCATTCCAACAAGGGTAAAGACGTTCCGCAATAGGGTGATAGACCACGCGCCGGAGCTGATTCATATCGACCGGCTCAAAGGACGGATACCGGAGTTTGAGCGGGAATATGCCTATGAGTACCAGCGCCCGATCGAAAAGGGCAAAACCCAAAAACTATTTGTAGTCGCATGAAAAATCCATTTAAGCAGTTGCGAGACCTTGAACTGGAGATGAAGGGTCTTACACTTCAACACGAGATGTTGCACCAGGGTACGTTCGGAAAGAACAGTTTACAGAGTCAGGTATCGAATCTTGAGCAAGGTATGAACCTAAATGGCTCTGACCATCCCTATCCTCTGATTCGTATTTTGGGAGCAATTATTGAATATCTCAACGTGGATATTGATAGGGGTTTTGAACCCGACCTGAATATGTTGCCACCAGACCGAGCGATGCGACCGTATCTCCGTTTAATCCCAAGACTTCCGCGCCGTCCGAGCGGAAAGAAACAAACCCACGCGAAAAAAGCATGAAAGAGGTGAATGAAAACGAGAAGAAGGTTTTGAAAGCTCTCGCCGAGAGCTATTACGACAACGACGAATTTGGCTTCTGGGGGTTCGATGGCCTCGCAAAGGAAACGTGCCTTGACCGGAAACAAGTGCGTCGAGCGTGCCGATCGTTACGCCGAAAGGGCCTCGCCCAATTCGAAAAAGGATTGTGGACGGAAGATGGCGAACCCGCCGGAGCTGGATATGGCGCGACCAAAGAAGGTGCGGAGCTCGCACGAACCGAACAAGAACCTCTCATCGCATGAAGGAGTCCGATATCCAAAAACAAATCCTCGACCTGCTCAAGCTCAAGCGCTACGTTGTCTTCAAGCATCGGAACGTCGGCATTATGAAGCCGAACGGCAGCTATATTCCCCTCGCGTTCGGCGAGAAGGGCATCAGCGACATCATCGGATGCTCGCCGGAGGGCGTTTTTACCGCGATCGAGGTGAAGCAGCCGGGCAAGAAGCCAAGCCCGGACCAGGTCGAGTTCATCAAAAACGTCATCCGCAACAAAGGCGTCGCGTTCGTCGCAACTTCGCTGGACGACGTGCTGGGGCAACTGCAATGAAATGACCTCCCACCCGAAGCAACTCACGGAAGAATGCCTCCGCGGCGACCACGAGAATTGCGACGGGTACGTTCCAAGGATTGACTTCGGGCAACACGACCAGCCGTGCACCTGCCATTGCCACCCGATCTACGGGGTACGGGAAGAACAGCGAGCCCTAGACAGATTGCCCAAACATCCTAGAATCAAAGAAAGCCTCGAAGAATAACTATGTCCCGCAAGTACGACCGCCAATTACAAATCAACAAGAAGGTCATCGAAGTCCTCGAAGACCCGGCCACGACGCACTATCTCGCCTCGAAACTCATCCGGCGCAAGCCGAAGTATCTTCCCCGCATTATCTGGAAGGGATTGCTCTTCCTTGTGATGGCGCCGAGTACGAGAAAAGTCTCAAAGAAATGAGCGACATACCCCTTGAAACAATTGAAAAGAAGCCGAAATCCAAACGCGGCGGAGCCCGGCCAGGTTCAGGGCGCAAACCTCTCATCGACAAAGCCGAGATAGATCGTGTCCGCGCGCTCATTTCCCAGCACGGCATTGAGAAAGATCCGGGCGATATAAAAAAACGGGTGCGCATTTTACGCTTACTGGACGTTCTTTATGAAAAAGGAGTCAGTAAGGACGACACGCAAGCGATTCGCGAGTATCTCGACCGGCAACTTGGAAGGAGTAAGGAGCGCCTCGACGTAACGACCGGCGACCTTCCCTTCAATCTCACGATTGCCCAAAAGAAATGAACGCCGACCCGCTCGTCGTCTTTGAGTGCAACGTATGCGGCCGGGGAATGATGGGCCAGCCGGACGCTTTCGATTTTAATACCGGATTCACATATTGCACGGAACACACGCCGCAACGTCCTCCGCTCATCATCGACATTCAAGCCCCCCAGAACCCCAATGGAGGAAAGGCGAATTGAGCTCTTCAAGCAGCAGTTCGAGGCGTTCAACTTTCAGGGCCAGTTCTCCGCCGCGATAGCCGGAGTCCAATCAGGGAAGACGTTCCTTGGCTCCATTTGGGCCGGCAAGAAGATAACCGAGTTCCCCAAAGGCAACGGGATCATCGGCGCGCCGACCTACAAGATCCTCCAGCAATCCACCCTCGACAAATTCTTCCAAAACTTCCCGATGCTCCGGAAGTATTACAAGGAATCCAAAGGCGAGATAGAACTGCCGACCGGTGGAAAAGTATTCTGCCGCTCATTCGACCAGCCGCTTGGAGCGGAAGGCATCACCGCGGATTGGGTATGGCTCGACGAGGCAGGCCAGATGCCACGCCTCGCTTGGACGATCATCAGATCCCGCGTCGCCATGACCGGCGGCCAGATCCTCATCACGACGACGCCGTACTCGCTCAATTGGCTCTATCAGGAGTTCTATCTCCCGTGGCTGAACCATGAAGACCCGCGTCTCAGCGTCTTCACTTGGGCATCGACCGACAATCCCAATTTTCCGCAAGAGCACTTCGACGCTGAGAAAAAGCGATTAAGTCCGGAGGAGTTCGCGCGCAGATACGAGGGCCGATTCGCAAAGATGGAAGGGCTCGTCTACGACCTGCCAAAGGAACAGATCATCGCGCCACGGCCGATCAACGTGAAGGAAGTGATCCTCGGCTTCGACTTCGGCTTCCACAATGCCGCCGCCGGCGTCGTCATCAAGATCGACAACGATTCCAATTACTACATCACGAACGAGTATTACGCCTCGGGGAAAGTGCAGGACGAGATCGAGTCCGACCTCAAGGCGCTCCAGATGGAGACCAGTTTCAGGGATGTCTATCCCGATCCGGCCGAGCCCGACCGCATCGAGAACATGAAGCGGCACGGCTTCTACGTCAAAACCGTCGATAAGAACGTCGTTTTGGGCATCGACCGGGTCCGGGAGCTGATTCGCAAGCGGCAATTATTCGTCTTTGACACCTGCAAAAACACGCTCGACGAGTTCAACACCTACCGCTACGACCCGGAAAAGCCCAAGGAAGAGCCGATCAAGGAGAACGACCACTGCATGGATGCGATTCGGTACGCGATCTATAACCACCACGGGCAATCGTTCAGCGTACCGCGCCCGACACTCGGGCTCGTGAAGCCGTTTCCGGGGCTTACGGCTTAGGGGCGAACTCCCACAAGTCTTCATATCGGAATAGCAGGTCCCGTTCCGTTTTCTTCCACGCTTTCTTTTCTGATAGATGCTCGCGCGCGCCAGCCGTGAGATCCGAATAAATGAGGTAAGGCTTATGTGGATTGCCGTCCTTCTTTTTTGTCCGGTGATAGCCGGCGAGGTTGATCTGCACGGCCTCCTCAGCCACTTCGACCGGCAGCACGAAGCACCTGTATTCCGATGGCTTGACGACGGCGACAAGCACCACAATTTCGGCCTTGTAGAAGCTCGATGGTCCGGAGTGCGGATTGAAGAAGTGTCTTTTAGGCTCGTCAATATGCTCCTGCTTGCAATGCCCATACCCGACCCACCATTTGTCTTTCTCGGTATTCGTCGAGCCCTTCACCTGGATCTGCCACGTCCTGCCGTCTTTAACGGCGAGCAGATCGGCGTTTGAGGCGACCCCTTGCCTATTGAGATCGAGCACGCGGTATCCGTGAAACTCCAATTCGTTCGCAACGATGCGTTCGGCAATCCGACCGACGTTCTTCGCTGTGATCTCGCCGGCCGCCTTCTTCGTCATTTCGTTCATCGTTCCCCCACTCATTCGCAGCCATCTTAGGCCACTTATGCACACCCTAGACACATTTAAATAACCCCTCATACTGAAAGCAATCCCCCGCATGGTCCAACCCCTCACCATCGACCAAATCCAAAAGCACAACTTCTCCGACCGCTTATGGCGTGAGCGTCGGCATCCTCAGTGGACGCTGAATTACGAGCTGTATCGGGACACGGTCATCGTGAACCGCTTGACCCAGCGGCAGAGCGTAAACGTCCCGTACATGAAGAAGACGCTCAAGACGTACCTCACGCAGACCAACTGGCCCGTCGATAACTTTTACGAATCAAAATCGAACGACAAGCAGGCGGAATTATTCCTGAACGCCTATTGGGACGAGTGTGTTGACCGGCTGAAAATCGACATCCTCGAAGAAGTGGACCGCAAGCAGGAATGGCTTTACGGCCGCACGTTCACGAAGCTGAACATTATCGACGGCTGGTTCCACATGGAGGTGATCGACGCCCAGGACGTACTGCTCGACCGCTACATGAACCCGTGGGACTTGCAAAGTGCGCGGCGCATCACACACGTCGGCATTTTCCGCACGCTCTCTGACGTTGAGCGCAATCCGCTTTACGACAAAGCGGCCGTCGCAAAGCTCAAAGAGTTCTTCGCGACGAAACAAGGACTCATCAAAGCAGGACAGAACTCGCTCATTGCGGCAGACAAAGCGCAACGGATGCTCGACATGGGCGTGCCGGACGTATTGAGCCCGATCCTCGGGGAAACATACGTCGAGCTGAACGAAATGCAGATCAAGGTGTGGGACGAAGCAAAGAAGCGCGACACGGTCATGGTGATCGTGAGCGGCAACAGCGACGAGATCCTCATGCAGAAGCCTCTCAAAGATATTCTCGGTATCAATATCTTCACTTGGGCATCGTGGGCCGGCGACGTGGAACGCACGGATTGTTGGAGCGACGGCGGCGCTGATTCCGTACGCGGATTGAACCTCGTCGCGAACGCGCGCTGGAGCCAGAAGGTGGAGAACGGCCAGCTCGCCAATTACGGGATGCACTTCTACGACTCGACGATGAAAGAAGGGTGGACGCCCGTCGGCTACGACCCCGCGCCCTTCGGCTTCTACCCGTTGCCGGGCGATCCGAACAAGGTTCTCAAGTCCGTTGACATCAAGGAAATGAACGAAGTCTTCGGCGAGCTCGACTGGATCGACAAGGAGATCCAGGGCGTGACGGGAGCCACCGCGATCGAGCAAGGTTCAACGGATAACCCCGGAGCGCAGCAGACCGCCCAGGAGATACAGATACTCGCCGCGAAAGCGAAAGAGCGCGCCCAGAACGTGAACAAGTACCACAAGCGCTATTGGGAGGACATCGGCAGGATATTCGACGAATTGGTAAACGCGAACGCCGCGACGATGGTAAAGCCGAAGCTCCACAAGAAATCGGCGAAGGGCATCTACTTTGCGAAGGAACTCGACCTCACGAAGGCATATTCCAAAGACGGCTACAAAGTGAAAGTGGGTTCCAAAGCGGACAAAGAATCCGATTCGCTCGACATGATAAAAAAGCTCAACGTCGCGACCGCGATATTCCCCAACAACGCCCCGCTCAAGAAGATCGCGAAAGAGAAGACGCTCGATTGGCTGAACCTCACGCCGGACGAGACGAAGGAAGTCATGGACTTTGACGACCAGGCCGCGGCGATGATGGGAGCAGGAGCACCCGGAGCGCCGGGACCAGGAGCGCCCGGAGTAGGACCGATGCCGATGATGCCGCAAAAACAAATGATGCCCGCCAATGCTTGACGCCCTCTTAGAGAAGTTGAAGCTGAAGAGCCCCGACGAGCTCACGACCGCCGAACGCGAGACCTATCGGCAATGGTCCGAAGTACTCGCGAAGCAGGATGTCTCCATTGACGACCTGAAGAAGATTCTCCCCAGAGAGCTTGAACGCGCGCACGTTGAATTGCGAAAGTTCGAGAACTCGAAGGAGAAGGACATGTTCTACAAGGCGTATGCCGAGCTGTGCGAGAACATTTCGAAGATCATCATTGCTCCCCAGCAACAGCGCGAGCACCTTCGCTCCTTCCTGAAAAATAAATTCGGTATTGAATAAAGGTCGGTAAATACAATCACAAGAACCAATGGAGCAAACATGGCAGGAAAAGCTCAATGAGATCCTCATGAAGGAACCGGCGGCGCTCACCCCCGGAGATATCGAGTTCCTCCGCGCTCGACGTTCCTACCTGAATGCGGATCAACTGAGCCAGTACGCGGAGGTCCTCAGCGTGGAATCCGTAAACGTGGAACCCGAAAAGGTCGAGAAACCAGCAAAGAAACCCAGCAAATAATTCATGGAACCAAACGAAATTGTAGAACCGCAGACCCCCGTGGAAGCGGCGCCGGAAACCCCGGCGGAAGAGACCCCCGCGGAAACAGAGACGAAGTCAGAGTAGGCACCTTGCGCAAAATCGAGCGCACCCTAAAATAAAAGTAATGCCAAACCCCGAATAGGGACGGCAACAAAATCAAATGCCAGAAGATCCAAACCTCCCAACGGAGACGGAAGAAGTGAAGGAGAACACTCAAACAACTCCGGAGCCCCAGCCGACGACTCCTCCCGTCGATTACGAGAAGAAATTCGCGGAATCAACGCGGGAAAACCAGCTCTTGCAAGCGAAACTCGCCGAACAAGAGAAGGCACGGCAGGATTTGACAAAAGAACCAACCGATTCGGAACTGAGGGCAGCATTCCCGGAGTGGGAAACGCTGTCGGAGTTCGAGAAGCGGATGGCGCGCGAGGCCCTCGCTGCAAAGCGCATGGCCGCAACCGCCAATACCTCGGTGAAACAGATGCAGGAAGATCGGGCATGGAGCACGAGCATCGAGCTCGCACTTTCCTCCGATCAAGCCTTACAAGGCAAAGAGCAGGAGTTTCGCCAATTCGCTTCGAAGCCGCAGTACCGGAATGTCCCCATGGATGTTCTGACCGCGGCCTTCCTCCAGAAAGCTGGAGCGGCACCGCAGCCTCCCGCACCGACGCCACGGCCAGGTCTTGAGACCGGCACTGGCGGCCCGAAGACACCCGATAGGCCTAAGTTGCTAAGCGCCGATGAGCTCCGCACGCTCCGTAAGACCGATGAAAAGGCTTACATCGTGTACATCAAAGCTCATCCCGACGCGCTCGACGCAGACCTCTAGGCAAAGGCGACGGTTGGCAGATTAACCACCAACCAAATTCATGAACGCATACGCAACTAAGTTAGCGGAAGCCTTCTCCTCGAAGGTCACCCGCGAACTTTACGCACGCTCCATCTTCGATGAAGCGGTCAACCGCGACTACGAAGGCGACATCGTCGGGGTAGGTTCCATCCTCAATATCCTGAACCTCGGGAAATTGACGGAAAAAACTTACAACGGCACGAACCTTACCGTTGATGACCTCACGGAATCGAACGGCCAGCTCGTCATTGACCAGCAGAAGTCTTTCTACTTCCGCACCAAGACGATCGACAAGTTCAAGTCGTACCTCAAGAATCCGGAAGGCATCGTGAAGGAACAAGCCTTCAACGAGCGCCGGAAGAACCTCGACAAGTTCGTCCTTGGCAAATACGCCAAGGTCGCCGCGGGCAACCGCATCGGCACGGACTACACGACAGGAACGGTGACGGTTGATGTGACGACGGGCGCCGTAACAGGCTCCGGCACCACATTTACCAGCGCCATGGTCGGCCGCGGCTTCCAGGCCGCAGGGCAGACCTCGTGGTACCGCGTGAAGAGCTACAGCTCGACCACGGCCATCGTTATTGAGGACGACCTCGACGAAATCGCTTCCGCCTACACCGGCGGCGCGGTCTCCGGAGGCTCGACCTACGTGATCGAGGCCAACACCCCGATCGCGCTTACCCGCGCAAACATGCTCGTCTACATCCTCAAGCTCAAGCAGCGTCTTGACACTCTGGAAGTACCCGAGGATGACCGCATTTTGGTCTTCCCCACGGAGGTCGCGAACCTTCTCCCCAACGCCACCGGCGTTGTGCTGAACGTCCCGGCCGCCTATCAGGACCTCGTCGTTAAAGGCATGTTGACCGAACTCGTCGGCTTCAAGGTCTTTAGCTCTGCTCGTCTCACTGGCGACAACACGAACGGCTACCGAGCCCTCGCGATCCAGAAGAACTGGCAGACTTTCGCGGACAAAGTCCTCGAAGCGGAAATTGAAGAGCAGCTCATCGGCAACTTCGGCATGGCCTACAAGGATCTGTACGTTTACGGCTCCTTCACGAAGGACAACCGCAGGAAGTTCGCCGCAGAATTGTTCTGCACCGGCTCCTGGGCATAGCCCTTAGCTCTGACCCCCGCCCATAAAAAAGCGGGGGTTGGGGCAAAGGTCGAAACAAACCTAATCAACAAAAATCAATTCAATGTCTCGAACCAAATCAATCAATTTTCCGAACACCGAGGGCGAAATGACTCCTCTGTTCGACAAATTACAGCGCGCCACGGTGAACGTCCTCTTGAACACCGGAGCGCTTGCCATCAAAGGCTCATCCTCCGCTCTCGCAAAGACGGTCAACACGGTCTACTTCATGATCGACGGGCAGGTTTTCTCAAAGGCAGCGGCCGACATGGCCGCCCTCGCCGGCAGCGTCACTAACGCGAAGTTCAATGTCTTCGTCTTTTCAGTGAACGCCGCGGGCACGCTCGCAACCCAGATGGGGACCGAGGCGGCTACGCTTGGCGCAGTCGTCTTCCCGTCCGTTCCGGACGGCTCCGTAGCGATCGGCTTCGTCATCGTGAATCCCACCGGCACCGGCGCCTTCGTCGGCGGCACGGCGCACTTGGACGATGACGCATCAACTCCGAACGCCGTCTACGTGAACACCGTCGGCGAATTCTTCCCGCAGTTTGCAACCCTCTAGCAATGGCAAAGAAACCAAAAATGACGCCCGTATCCAAAGGCCACAAGCCCAAGGGTGCGCGCGGCATGGCAGCCGTGAAGCGGCTCGGCCGAACGAAAACGACGGGTAACTTCAACAAGATCGCCGAAGCGGCAGAAAAGGAGTACGGCTCCAAAGCCGCCGGACAGCGCGTCGCCGGAAGCATCTACCAGAAGAAAGCGATGGCGCACGCGAAAGCAGCGATGAAATCCCACAAATAAAGGTCACTCAAATCAAACAAACAAACTCTCAAAATGGCAGCAGTTTTTCATTGGTGCGAAGATAACGGGGCTCAGACCGGCTCGCCCTTACACGGGACGACCCGTTCCGGCTTCCCCGCAGACACGCACTACGCAACGGACGTGAACTGGAAGACCGCAGATGACTGTACCGCGAACACCGGCACGGCCTACTCAGCGGCCCCCATCAGCGTTCCCGCATCCAGCTCCAACTACTCGATGCCGAAGTACCAGTACGGCTACTTCGTCAGCGGTTTCAACCAGATCTCCGCAGGCAAGTGGTCAGCGCACACGGACGCGAACACCTTGCCCTCAGGCGTAACCCTGAAAGGCACGGTCACTTCGACTTACGCGACGCCCGCCACCACGAACTCCTCGTTCGCCACGGACTTCAGCTCGCAGGTCGTCATCGGCTCCGGCTCGACGGTCAACTTCGCCACGAGCGGCCCCGAGAACGCATCCCCGACCTCGACGCTCTCAGCCGCGGGGTACACGCAGTATCTCGCCACCCAGCTCGTCGTGGCATCCACGTGCACGACGCCGGGCGACACCTCAACGCTCACTTCGACGTTGCAGTACTCAGAAAATTAACGCGCATACCAGCGCAAGGTATGCGAATACAATCGCAATGAAATATCTATTTACAGCACAGTTTAGCGGCGAGACGTACGAGCAGACCGCAGAGGACGTGTCAAAGACCGAGCCGACCAGATCAGCTTACTTTGACATCAAGGACAAACCGATTGAAGCATTTTCGCTTCACGGAGAGGGACATCAGTATCTCGTTGACCTGAAAGACGGTCACTTCGAGATAGACGGTGTCCCTTTTGTCGTTGAAAAAGTCCCTCCGGACGCCACGCTTCGCCTTATCTATTACCGCAACAACACGGTGCACTTCAGTGGCACGGAGGAAACCGGCCGCGAGGTTGAGTTCGTCATCGGCTGGCAGTACACGGGCAAGAAGAAAAAGAACCACCAGCAGACCATTTCCATAATCTGAACTGATGTCCGTCGTCTATAGAACAAGTTCTGCCGGAGGAGGCACAAGCGGTACCGGTAACCGGACCTCTACCATCTCCGCTGTCGCGGGCGACCTGCTTCTTGTTTTCGTAAAGTGGTCCGGCAACGCGGCGACCAACCCGACGTGCACGGACAACCAGTCCGGCACTTATTCTCTCGTCCTCACCGCGCTCAACAACGCAAGCGCGGACATAATGGCGATCTTCGTCCGCAACCAGACGGTCGCTTCCACGGCGACCATCACCGTCGCTCCGGTCGTCGGTTCGGGCACCAACACGGCCGGTGAGATCGTTGTCGTTGCGGGCAGCGGAGCTGCAATCTTCGGCGCGAGCGCGATTCGCGGTTCCGGCAAGCAGGAGAACCAGACGACGGGAGTTCCCACTCCCGTTTTGTCTGCCGCCGCTTTGACGGGGAATATGACGATTCAGGCGGCTGGTTCCACCACAACTACTGGGTCTGTTCCTAACGCGAGCTGGACGGAGCGTCAAAACGTCAGCCAAATCACACCTACGACGGTGATTGAAGTGGCCACGAGAGACAGCGGATTCACGGGAACGTCCGCCGCGTACGTATCCATCGCGTCAGCCGTATGGTGCTCGGCGATTTTAGAAATTGACGGCAGGATTACTTCCTCGCAGACACAGACAGGCAAAGCACGCATCACTATTTCGACCCAGCAAACACAGACAGGAAAAGTAAGAATATCCAAAACCACTCCGCAGACCCAGACGGGTAAAGCGCGCATCACCGCGACCCCCAGCCAAACTCAGACGGGGAAAATAAGAATCACCGTTGATCCCACCCAAACGCAAACAGGGAAGGCCAGCATCATCAAGAAAGTCTTCCCCGTGGATACGGGCGGCACGCTTCTTACGGGCTTGGTTGCATATTACAAACTTGAAGATGCCACTGAATATTACGTCGGCGGCGGCACTTACGATTTAACGAACGAGAATACGGTCGCCTTTAACGCCGGTCTTGTAAATAACGCCGCTGACGGGGGAAGCGGGAACACCAACAAGGCTCTCAACTTGGCGAACGGCCTCGGCATCAATGGAGGAAACTTCTCCATGTCGATGTGGATTAAATTGGCGAGCACCATATCGAGCATCACGACGTTCGGAGGTCAGGCATCAAACGGAGGAAGCAATGTCGGGTATGAGTTTGAATACGACGGCACGACACTCACCTTCAACCGTTTCCAAAACGGCACCAACGATTTTAACGCGACAGAAACGGTTGCGCTAAGCACAGGCACTTGGTATCACCTCGTCGGGACTTATGACGGGACGACTCTCAAACTTTATCGGAACAACGTTGCCAAGACGCCATTAACGACCAGCGGGAATGGCGGTTCCGCCCTTACCCAGAAGTTCGTCTTATTCAAGAACCCGACAGCCAATGTCCGCTATTTCAGCGGCAAGATTGATGAAGTCGGCGTATGGAGCAAGGCCCTCACCACCACTGAGATCGCCGACCTCTACAACGGCGGGGCAGGGCAGACGATGGGCTTAGCGGCCATCACAAGCACCCAGACGCAGACCGGAAAATCAAGAATCACGGGCACCACATCCAACACCCAGACGGGGAAAGCGAGCGTCAAGGGCACGACCTCACAGACACAAACGGGCAAAGCACGGCTCACCCTCACCTCTCCCCAGACCACGACAGGAAAGGCACGCATCACAAAATCAACCAGCCAGACGCAAGCCGGCCAGTCACGGCTCACGGTTACGACCCCACAAACACTCACGGGAAAGACACGCATCACCAAATCCCAAACTCAGACGCAGACGGGGCTTTCGCGGATTACGAAGACCAGCTCCCAGACCATTACGGGCAAGGCGAGAGTTAGTGTAACGACCAGTCAGACACAAACAGGCAAAGCCAACCTCTCACTACCTCGCACGCAGACAGGCCTCGCCCGCATCACAAAGACACAAACGCAGACGCAAGCCGGAAAATCCCGCGTCACGAAGACACAGAGTCAGACCCAGGCGGGGCAATCCCGAATCACGGAAACGACCGCGCAGACCCAAACGGGGAAAGCCAACATCCTTACCGGCCAGACAAGTACCCAGACGCAGACCGGTCAAGCTCGCATCACGGCGACCACCTCGCGCACCCAAACCGGACAGGCACGCATCGCGGAGGCAGGAACACAGACCCAGACGGGGAAAGCGCGGCTCACCATTTCGACCCAGCAATCCGCGACCGGCAGATCCCGAATTGCGGTAACCACTCCACAAACGCAGACCGGAACAGGAAAGATAGTTTTCGTGAGGACGCAGACCCAGACCGGCAAAGCACGGATTCTCTTAGTGAAGCAACAGACGCTTACGGGCAAGGCGAGGGTCAAGGTCTTCCCCGCTTTCACCTCGAAATACTCCGCGCGGGGCACGGCCTTCACGAGCAAGCTCACTCCGCAAGGCACGCAATTCACAGACCGCTATGGACAACAGGGCATAAGGTTCTATCCTAAATACATATAGGCCATGGACGAACACGACGACAGTTTCTACCGCGAAAGAACTTGGGACCTTCTCTTTGAGGAGATCAACTCCATCAAGCGGTCCCAACAAGCCCAGGCCAAAGACATCACTGACATTAAATCTCAGCTCCGATGGATCATGGGCATCGCGACCGGAATCACGATAGCTGTCAATGTCGCGTGGACTTTCCTTAAAAACAACGTCTTAAAATCCTTTTCATAATCATGGCACTCCGCATCCTCCCCTTTGGCGCATTGCAAGGATTCTCCGATCTCGGCATCGCGGGAACTTCTTATTACTCGCAGGGAATGAGTCCGTCGCTTTTCGGCGGAGCGACGCTCTACTCCATCGTCAACAAGATCGACAGCAGTACCGTCTCCACGATGGGCAATATCAAGTGCTACGCGCTCGGGCCGGGAGGTTTCACGTACGCCCAGGACACCGCCGGCCACATCCTCAAGGAAGCAACTCCGGGAGCATATGACTTTACGATCGTCCACTCTCCGGGCGGAAACGGCGCGGGGCTTTTCGGCGACCAGTACGGGAATCTGCTCTACGCGTGCGGCACGACCAACAACCAGCTCGGCCTTTATGACGGCAGCTCGTGGAACGACACGTATCAATCTCTCATCTCATGGCAGCACCCGATGAGCGCCTACGAAGACCTGCGCGTCATCGGAAACAAGAACGCCGTCGCGTGCATCTTCTCCGATGCCACATGGAACAATGCCGCGTTCACGCTTCCTTCTTTCATGACGATCGATGCCATCAGTGGCGGGCCGACCGGCATCCTCATGGGCGCGAATTACGGCAACCGCGGCGCGATCATTCTCTGGGACGGGAACAGTCCGCGCTCAAAGTATCCGTGGAAGTGGACGAATGGCACGATCCTTTCCATCGCGCCTTTTGGCGAGAACTGGATCGTCGAAACCCAGCGCGAAGTGCTTATCACGAACGGCGTGACCGTCAAGCAACTCTTCCATGTCTTTGACGATCCGCTTTCGATGCGCAGCTTCAGCGTCGGAAACGATGCCGACCTCACACAACGGATGCTCGTCATCAATGACACGCTCATCTTCGCCGTGCCCCGCCAGATAAGCGGCCCCACATCGTATGAATACGGGAAGATGAAGCCGGGCCTTTACCTCTACTCGCTTTCGCACCACGCTTGGAATTATCTCCCCGTCGCGACCGGCAACACGATCACGGCCGATGTCTATTCCATCTTCAGCGATGCCGCCAGGAACCGCATCCTTATCGGCTACCAGGACGCGACGACAGCCGTGAATTACATCGCGACCATTTCCAACGCGCCCGCGACGCGCGCCATGTGGGTTTCGGAACCGCTCGGCATCGGCCGCGTCCATTACCAGCGCGTCTTCTTCGGCCCCACGGATAAAGTGGCTGAAGCGGTCGTGCTGAATCTCGGCATTCTCAATTCGATCACTGACCCCGCCACGAACACTTTCAATGTCGCGCTCAAGCTCTACGACTTCAAGCGCCAGCTCTGGGGCAAGCAGATGACGAACGCGTCCATCACCGGTAACAACAAACTCCAAGTGGACGGCACGAGTTCCAGTTATTCAAAAGCGCAAGCGGGCGACGAAGTGACCGTCCTGAACGGAACGAACGCAGGGCAGATAGCGCACATCGCGAGTATCGCGAACGCAGGCACCAACACCGAGACGTGGACGCTTGATACGACGCTCACGAACCAAACCGCGAACAACATTTCGCTCAACGTGCAACCATTCAAGCTCGTCGAGAAAAAGACCTTCACCAATCTCTCCCAGCTCAAGCGCATTTTCTTCAGCGTGAAGGACTCGAACCGCGCCTCGCAATTTCTCGTGAAAGTTGTATTGGACGGCCTCGGTACGAACCTCCAGCTTGAGCTTCAGACCTCATACTTCGTGTTCGACGACCTCGGCTACGACCAAACCTAATGGCAATCACCGAAGACCAGCTCAACACGGCGATCACGAGCGGAAAAGCCACGATGGTCGATAATCCCGACTCGTCCACCGAACCCCCGAAGACCCCCGACGCGCCCGCGCAGGAACCCACATCCGTTGACCAGTACGTCCCGCTCCTCGCCGGGCTCCAGAGCGTCCAATTCACAAGGACAACCCCGCCGACCGTCGCCCCACAGTCCTTCGCGGACCAATTCCAATTCGTCTACGACGGCGTGAGCGCATGGTTTTACTTCTGGGCGAATAACCAGTGGAACTCCATCGTCATTCCGCCGAACAAATACGGCGACGGCTCCGACGGCGACGCCACTATCTCCACCACCGTCACGCTCACGAGGGATAAGTTCTACAACTCTCTCACGATTGCCACGGGCGGCATTTTGAAACCCGCCGGCTTCAGGGTTTATTCCAAGAAGCCCATCCTCGTGCAGAGCGGCGGCACGCTCACCGTTGCCGGAGGTGATGGCGGAGCGGGCGGAGCGGGCGGAACTATAAGCGGAGCGCCGGGCAATGGCGCGGGAGGAACCGCGGGGACGGCCGGTACCGGCATCTCTTCAGGAACGATCCGGCAACCCGGAGATGGTCCCGCGGGAACGGTTGGCATGACGGGCAATAGCAACGGCGACCCCAACCTAAAGAACGGCTCCAATGGAGTCAGCGAGCCGCATTGCGTGCTCCCCAACAATGCGGGGAATGGCGCAAACAGCGGAACCGGCGCCATCTTTACCTCTACCGGCTACAGCGACAACCACAGCACCGGCGGCACCGGCGGCACCGCGACTCAATTGACCAAATTAAGCGCGCTCGATATCGCACTTTCTCTCATGGTCAGTGGGAATCCTCTTGGTTGCAATCCAACACCGGGTTCAGGTGCGGGCGGCGGAGGTGGATTGCCCTCGGTATCAAGCAGCGCTTCCGGAGGAGGTGGCGGCGGCGGAGGCGCGGGCGCTCCCGGCGGGATCGCATGGCTTTTTGCTCCGGCAATTATTGTTAGCTCGGGTGCCACGATTACGGGGATTGGAGGAAACGGCGGCCACGGCGGCGACGGCGGCAGCGCATCCAATTCCGGCCAGCAGAATGTCGCAGGAGGCGGGGGTGGAGGCGGGGCCGCAGGGAACGGCGGCGTCATTCTTCTCATCACGCCCAGCTATTCGAACGCCGGAACCGTTACCGTTGCCCCCGGCACCGGAGGCATAGGCGGAGCGGCCGGAAGCAGTTCAGGTTCTCCAGTTCTCGCGGCGGCGGGAGCCACCGCAGCGAACGGCACCGCCGGCCAGATTGTGCAAATCGTCCCCTAGACACCAACCATGAACCCCTTACAATAAAACTAACCCCTCACAAAAATGCAATTTGTTGAAGCCCAGCAAGACCTCTGTCGCGACCTGAATATCAACTTCACCGATGTTACCGCCGGACAGAATTCTCTTTTCTCTCTCGACGACATCAAAGCGTTCGTTATCGCGGGAGCGCACCAGGCGTGGGACTATAAGCCGTGGACGTTCACCGAAAAGACGTACACGTTCTCGATCACGAGCGGAATCGTCACGGCCGGATATGTTGATTACCCGAGCAACTTCGAGGACGAGAGCGCGTACCGGCTGGAGATAGAAGGCGTGGCCGAGTTCACGAAAAAGAACTTCGCCGATTACCAGAAGTGGTTCACCGACTACCCGAACGACACGTCGAAAATCTGGTCGGAGCACGAGCGCTTCATTTTCACCAACCCGAACGCAATTTCGGCCGGACAGACCGCCGACATCACCGGCAAGCTTCGGATGCCGACGCCCGTCAACGACACCGACCTTCTTCCGTTCTCTCCCACGCAAGACAACAACGAGAACTCCGGCAACGATGCGATCGTCCATCTTGCCCGCGCACACGCGCTTCAGTCCGAAAAGAAAAAGGAATATACCCAAGCAGTCGCCGTTGAAAAAGATGCCCTCGCCATGCTCGACAACGTGTGGAAGCCGATGGGCGAGCGCCGCGCGCAACAGCAATCCCAGAACCGGAGTTTCTTCAACACTTTTGATTTCTTCCCGAACCGGCGCTCGACGCGCGGCGACACAAACATAGGCAATTTCCCATAACATAATGCCCCCCGTAACAACCCCCATCGCTCCCGTCGCGAACACGAACCTCAACGCACTCCCCGGCGAGAGTATGCAGCAGTACGAAACGCGCATGGGCAAAGCCAGCGCAGGAGTCGGCACCGGCTTCGGCACGCCCGCTCCAATTTCATTGCCGCTCGACAGTTCGAAAGTCACCGGTACCCAAAGCGGGGAAGACGCCGTTGCGAAATCGCTCGGCTATAACTCCTATCAGGAAGCCCTCGCCACGCTCACCGCTCCGGCGGACGACACGACGAAGTTCTATAACGACGCGTACACCGCCGCCGGCCTCAGCGACCTCTCGAACAAAATCGCGGGGCGACAGAACGATTTGAATAACGCGACAGGAAATATCAACGACAACCCGTGGCTCGACGAGTCGAGCCGCTTGGGGAGGGTCAAGAACGTCACGACGCTCGCGACCGGCGATATTAAAAATCTTCAAGACGAATACAAAACGAAGCTCGCCTCCGTCCACGACCTCGTCACGCAACATTCCAAGGATCTTCAGACGACGGCCGCCGCGAACAAGACGAAGCTCACCGCGCTCGAAGCCCAGGCAAAACAGCTCGCGACCGAGGCGACCACGAACCAGAAAGCGCCCTCCACAATCTCCGGACCGAACGGCACGAAGTTCCAGTGGAATCCGCAGACGCAATCGTTCGAGCCGTTGAATCTCGGAGGCGCGCCGGGCACCACGCCGCCCCCAATTTCAACGAAGGACGCAATCTCAGGTATGTCCAAAGAGCTTGGTACGATCACCGGCAACGACGGATACATCAACCCAAAGGATTGGCAGACCGCGATGAACGCATGGAACGGGAAAGGACTCAGCACCGCTTCCTTCATTTCAAACTTCAAGAAGTACGCGAATCCAAACGACACCTATACCGGCTTACCTAAGAAGAAATAATGGCCGCACCATTCGCCGGACTCTTCACAGGCAGCCCAGCACCGCAAGCTCCGCCTGCGGCACCTTCTGATACAAAACCGTCCGGCGCATTTTCCGGACTCTTCACCAGCAAAGCGGCACCCGCTCCGGCGCCTATCGCTTCCAGTGCGCCCGCGGCACCTTTTTCGGGCAAAGGATATTCCCCCGCCGTACAGACCGACCCGGCCTCCAGTAAGCCCCTCGCCACCGTCCCGATGACGATTCCGAAGACGTTCATGTCGCCACAAACGACTGCTGAAGTTGTGGACACGACGCGCACCGCGCCTTCCATTGACCCGACGAAAGCGCAACCGCTCGACAAAGGTATCCTCCAAAACGGCCGGATGCCCGAGAGCGTGAGTCAAGCGATCAAAGCGAACTTCAGCGGAACCTCCGCGCAGGAACTTGACCACATCATGCCGCTCGAACTCGGCGGCTCAAATAACAAAACCAATCTCCGGCTTGAGAACAACGTCCCCGGAACGAAGAACACCCCGACCGACCCGCTCGAAAATAAGCTCGCCCAGGACGTGTACGGCGGGAAACTCTCGCTTGTCGATTCTTGGCGGCAGATGGCCAAAGCAAAGGGCATCACCATTCAGGAAGACAAGGCGCTCAACAGCCCCCTCAATGATTGGCTCCTAAACACGCCAAACGTCCTGAAACCGCTCGCAGACGCTCAGGACGCGATCACCGGCACCGCCGGTAAGGTCGGCGACTATTTCAAGGGACTGTTTTCCAACCCCAACAAGACCGTCAATGAATCCGCCACGCCAATTTTCAATGCCGTTGGCGGCCAAGCGCTTGTTCATCCCGTGGACACTTTCCACAAAATCGTCGATAGAGCGAGCACTGACGAGAAGGGTGTCATACAGAATCTTGTGAACAGTGCGACCCAGGTCGTCGCAAACGGCGCGGACCCAAAGCGGATGAATGATCCAAAGAATGTGGCTGACATTCTCAACCTTTACGGCGCCGCCGCCTCAACGTTGTTCCTTCCCATTTCCGAACTCTTCAACATCGCGTCCCAGCTTCCGGTAATCAAGCCCGCCGCGGATGCCGTCGGCCTCATATTCGACAAGACCGGCAAACTCGGCGGATTCGCGGCAGGCACGCTCCTCGACACCCTCCCCATTTCCCAGCAAGCAAAAGACACGCTCCAGCGTTCAGTGGAAGGCATAGGCGGTTTGGCCGGCCAGGTTGTTTTGGGGGGATATGTCTACGGCAAGATAACGGGCGCGATGGACGCGAAAAGTGAAATACCAAGAGCACATGAAGTAGCCATTGAGCGCGACGTTCAGAAGAAAGCCGAAGAATTGAACAAGGCGGCCGTGCCGGAGCCGAAGACCGAAGCCCCAAAAATCGAAGCAAAAACCCCTACAAGCCCCGTAAAACCTAGCGAAAATGCACTCCCTGCCATGAAGGAAGGGGAAGCGAAGACCGAAGCGCCACAACCGAAGGCGGGCGAACTTAATCCGCGCGGAGGTTCCGTCTCTCCGGAAGGCATCGCCGGAGGAGTGAAAGAAAATGTCCAGAACGTCAAAGATTTCCTCGCCAAGTCGCAAGAGACCGGCAAAGCTTCTACCGACTTGCAGGGCAGTTTCAACAATCTCCGCACGTCCGCGACCGCCGACGAGATTCGCGCGAAGGAGCTCCTCAAGAACTCCAATCTCGACCCGAAGGACGCCGAAGCGATCTACCACTATTCCGAGGACAAGAGCATCAAGCTCACCGACGAGCAACAGAAGATATACGACGAACAGATCAAGCCGCTCCAGGACGCCCGGCAAAAGATGTTTGAGAAATTGAAGAACGACGGACTCCCAATGAACTCGGAGGACTACACGCCGCGCTTTGTAGCGGATCGCGGAGGCGTTTACGAGCGCCTTGCCGACACAGGAAGGAAAATCGTAAGCGGCATGGGCGGCCTGCTCGGCAAATCAGCATCATCTTTCAAGCACCGCGTCATGATGGCGTTCGAAGATACCGAAGGCAACCGCAAGGTGGTGTCCATCAAAGACAACCGCATCACCGCCTTTGAAAACGGCAAGTCAGAAGACCTCGGCCGCTACGACAGCCGCGCCGAACTCAATAAGGGAACATTCACCGACAAGAACGGCAAAGACTGGAAGATCACCGACGCCACCACCAAAGAGATCGAGGCCAATACCAACCTCAAGTATCACAAGAATGTTTTGCTCAATGAGCTTCTCACCTACAACAAGCTTCGCCAGATCGACCGCGCCTCACAGTTCCTTGACTCATTCAAGGAGTCTCCGCAGTTTGAGAAATACGCCATGAAATTCGGCACCGCAAATATCCCGAAGGGATGGCACGGCACTGAATTGCCGCAGTTCAGGGGGTACGCCTTCGATCCAAAGATTGCTGATGTGCTCGATTCATTCGCGAAACAGATGAAAAAGGGCGGCGACATTCTCGCGCCGCTCACGAAAGCAAACCAATTCCTTCGCACCGCGATCTTCTACCAACCATTTCTCCACGTTCCCAATATCGCCGTCCATTGGCTCGTAAATCGGGGAGTAACGAAATTCGCCATTCCAACGGAATACGCGAGCCTCTATCGCTCGTCCGATGCCGCGGTATCCTCCATTCTTCATCCGGATGTTGCGCCCAAGACGGGCCTGCCGAGCTACACCGAACTCTTGGACAAAGGCGCAAACCTTCAATACTCGGGAACCACAAAGACCCTCACCGATCTCATGCGGCAAAAGATGGGCGAGGAGCTGATGCAAAACAAACCCCTGCTGAAACAGATGGGCGATGCTCTTGGATATGCGAACCCCATGAAATTGGTGGACCTCGTTTTTGGGCGGGGCGGAGTCTCTTCCAAGATAACGTGGTTCACGAATGATCTTGCCACCATACAAGCGATCTACGACGAGATGGGCCACGGCAAAACGGCGGAAGAAGCCATCACGGACGTAGGCAAACACATTCCCAATTACCAGATCCCCAGCCGCGTGCTCGGAAGCAAGGCGCTTGCCGAGGCGATGAAGAACCCCAATATCACCATGTTCTCCGCGTATCACTACGGGGCAATCAAATCTTACGGCGAGATGGTCAAATCGCTCCTCAGTGGAACCGACATCAAAGAACGAGGCGAGGCGCTCGACAAGCTCGCCATGATGGGGCTCATCACCCTCGTCATTTATCCTCAGTTGGATAAACTCGCCAAACAGGCCACCGGCAATCCCAATGCTCAAATGCGCCGCGCCGGCGCCTCGACCGTTCCCTATAATGCCTATCAGACCGCCACGGGAAAGATGGACTACTCCACCTTCCTGCAATCCATCCTCACGCCCTCCGTAGGAAGCAAGCTCGCCGTCGAACTGGCCACGAACCGCGATCTGTTTTCCGGTAATCAGCTCATCCGTCAGGGCAGCGTCGCTTCCGACCTCGGGTCCGCCGTGGCGAAATCCATTGCTCCCGTCTATCAGGCCAGCCAGATCACGAGCGGCACCAAGTCCATCAAGCAATTCCTTGCAGGGCTTATCGGCGTCAACAGCCCGAAGAACACGCCGAGCGTCAACAACCTCAACGCAATGCTGTACACCGAACGAACCCAGCGGCTCTCGGATATCAAGAACAATATCTCGAACGGAGATACTCGCGCCGCCCAAGCGATCATTGACGAATTCAATAATCGCCTGCTTCAGAATGCGAAAGACGCTATTCGAGAGGCGGGAAGAACTCCCCCATCGGACGACGCGCTCAAAATAAAACTCAGCAGTCAACTTCTCAAAATGCCGACCGATAAAACAATGCAGACTTACGGGGCAAATCACGGCAAGAACACCGTTCAAAAACTCGGCCTCTAGAACATTACAATGACCCAAATCTTCATGCTCGCCAGAATCATCATCGCCATCCTCCTCGTCTGCGCCATCATCGACCATCCCGCCCACGACCCGAAGAACTGAGCTATCCCCAGCCCTACGCTTTACGTCCTCCCATAACACCCTACGATTAAATCAATGCCTCAATTCTCCCCGCTCTATCCCATCTTTCCTTGGAAGGTCAATCAGCCGTGGGGAACCTTGAACCCGGCGGTCTATTCTCAATTCGGATTCACGCGCCACAACGGTTTGGATATCGCCATCGGCACGGATGGAATTGTCCGCGCGCCGTTCAACGGCCACGTCTTCCAGAACGGCTTCCAACCGAACGGCGGCGGGATTTACTGCGGTTTTCTCTCCGATGATGAGTTTGACTTCAACAGTTTTCTTTGCCACACGCCGGACGGCGCGATTATTCCTTTTCCCGCCGGCCAGTACCGCGTCCTCTTGGACTTCCTCCACCTCAAGAGCATCAGCGCCGTCGAAGGCCAGGCGTACAAGACAGGCGACGTGCTCGCCGTGCAGGACAACACGGGATTTTCCACCGGCCCCCACACGCACATCCAGCCCCGACGCGTTACCTATGACGGCAAGATTTTGAACGACGCGGACACGAATGACGCACACGGCTCATTCGACCCAACCCAATTCTTTCCCGGCGCTTACGCCATCCAGCAGCAGACGATCACCTACGCACAAAAGGCGCTCGCCCTCCTCACTCAACTTCTGAACAGAATCAAAGGTCGAAGCAGCTAATCACACAAACATCACATAAATATCCAATGACCAAATCTCAACAGGCCCTCGTTTCATTCGCTATCAGGATCGTTGCCATCGCCGCCGTCGCGGTGCTCGACTACGTTTCTGCGGGCCTCTCCAACGGCACCTTCCAACTTCCTCTTCCCGCCGTGTTCGTTCCCATCATCGGTCTCGTCGTTTCCGAGGCTGACACTTGGCTCGTCCAGTGGGAAAAGACAAATGAGGTTGTACCTCAACTTCCACCTCAGTAACCGCGAATCCTAAGATTGAAACGTCCTGGAGGGGAGGCGTTTTCGACCCGCCTCTCCACTAGGGCGCTCCCGCCCTATCCGCACCTTCAAAACTGAATAAGGAGAATCCACATGGAAGGCTTAATGGCCCACGCGGGCGCAGATAAACTCACCCGCGAACAACTCGTCACCATCCTGCCACCCGAACCAACCGACACTCACAAGCCCATCGCCCACATCGAGCTCGTGAACTCGCTCCTCGAAACGCTCTCCTTCCGCCACATCAACGTGGTGAAGGACGAGTACGCCGTTTCCCATGACGGCATGAAGCTCTTCGGCGTCATGGAACTCGAAACGACGGGGGACGGCTACCGCTTCTCTCTCGGCCTCCGCAACGCGAATGACAAGTCCATGCGGCTCGGCCTCGTGGTCGGTGTCCGCGTCTTCGTGTGCGACAACCTCGCCTTCAGCGGCGACTTCCAGCCGGTGCTGGCGAAGCACACGAAGCATTTCAACCTCGTGGACGCCCTTGCCGTCGGCATCGACCAGATGCAACGCAACTTCAAGCCGATGGGCGAACAGATCGAACGCTGGCGCGCCACGCAGATCCCCGATGAATACGCCCGCCTCTGCATCTACAAGGCGTTCATCGAGGACAACCTCGACGCGCCGAAGCATCTGGCGAAGTACGTCCACGAGAACTACTTCCAGCCGCAACTGCCGGACTTCGCCCCGCGCACGAAGTGGAGTTTGCAGAACGCATTCACCACGGCGTTCAAGGAGCTCGACCCCATCCCCCTCTACCGCGCCACCGCGTCCCTCGGCGCTTTCTTCGACCACGTCAACCTGAACTGAAAGGGGGTGCTATTGACTTCGGTAACCCCCCAGTTACTATTAAGTTAATGACCTTCGCCACCGGCTCATGGGGGAGCCAAGCTAAAGAAAGGAGCAGGAGACGAAATGCTTACTTTTGGACATACAAGAGGGCGCACCGCAAGCAATCTACCGCTCGGAAAGCCATCGAATATGCCCTCAAGCGTAAATGGATTACGCGCAAACCCTGCCGCGACTGCAATTCCACCAGGAAACTGAACGCCCACCATCCTGATTACAACAAACCACTTGAGGTGATTTGGTTATGTCCAACACACCATCGCTCCGAACACCGCATTCACCAACCCCTAAACAAGACCTAGTCCGAAGGGAGGCGATCCGTTTCTAAGGTGCTCGTGCACCGGCTTGGCCCAACCCGCCAGGAGCGGAGAACATATGAGCCGCACCAACCGCCACCACCTCACGCCCCGCAGCCGTAACGATCAGCCATTCCACGGCAACCACCAACAGAACATTCTCCACATTGACGTGGAAAAGCACGAGAAATGGCACGCTCTCTGGGGCACTCGCACCTTGGAAGAGGTGCTTGCACTCCTCTCACGGCTCGCCCGCGCCAAGCGCAGGCAATGAGCCGCCCCCGATCAACCAATCGGGGGATTCTTTCACCGCAAACGATAGGAGGTAAAATACCGCCATGCCCAAATTCAATCCAGGCGATCACGTCAAGATTGAAGTCAAAGACGACAATTCCGGCGAAATCGAATGGATGTGGATGCTCGTCGATGCCTGTAACGACGAGACACGCATCGTCTTCGGCAAACTGGACAACGAACCCGTTCTCAACACGGACATGTATTTAGGGCAGGAACTCGCCGTGAGTTTCGACAAAGTCCGGGACCACCGGCCCGGAGGCCAGCAATGACCACCTACAAGTCGTGGCGCGATGAAGTGAAAGCCGCGCTCCGAGAGATCAACATGCCGTTCGATGATTGGCAGAAAAGATGGCCGTTCGATTTCCGGAAAGAATACGTCGCCGAGACCTCGCCCGTTGAAGCCGCGAAGAAGGTGAACCGCTTCTGGTGGCACCAGCAGAACAAGGCGATGCACCAGGAATGCCACAAGACCCCGAACTGCTGGCTTCCCGACAGGCACCAAGGCGACTGCCAACCCCTTTAGAAACACTGAAGCCGCAACGCGGCTTCTTTTTTTTCCACAGGTTACGCACTCGACCATGTGCGCCGCGCGGTTCATACTCAAAAAGTTCCTTTCTCCCGCACTCACAATTAGCTAAACTGCGAATGAAATGCCTCGCCTGGCGACTCCCAAAACAAAACGCAAGATGCAGACCGGAACATACCGGCTAATTGACCTATTCTCGGGAGCGGGCGGCTTGAGCCTCGGCTTCAGCAAGAAATTCGGGCACAGGTTCGAATCCGTATGGGCAAACGATTTCGACGAGGATTGCGTGCTGAGTTACAACGAGAACTTCGGCGAGCATTGCGTGCACGGCGACATCGTGCAACTCCTCAACGATCGGAACATCAGGATTCCCAAAGCCGATATCGTCATCGGAGGGCCGCCCTGTCAAGGTTTCAGCCTGCTTAACAAGAAGCGGGGCGACGACCCGCGAAGGGAGCTCTGGCGGCAATATTTCGAAGTCGTCGAGCGTTCCGGAGCGGATATTTTTGTAATGGAGAACGTGCCGCAGATCCTCGACTCTTTCGAGCACGGCGAGATCATCGGCGCCGCGAAAACCCTCGGCTTTGAGTTTGTCACGAGCGGCAAGCTCCTCGCGGCCGACTACGGCGTTCCGCAAATCCGTTCCCGCGCCTTCATCATCGGTTGCAAGTTCGCCGATCCGGCGACTGTCTTTCCGCCCCAAAAGACCAATTACAATCCGAAGAACGGTTACCTGCCCGGCGTGGCCGGATATGTCAGGAATCCCGACAAATGGGTGACGGTCAAACAGGTCATTGGTAGGCTTCCCGCGCCGCAAGGCACTGAAATTCGCAACGCCAAACCGCCTCTGGATCTTCACTTCGGCCGGAATCCCACGCCGATGAGCCTCAAGCGATATAAAGCGATCCCTAGAGAGGGCATGAATCGCTTCGATTTGCAGCGCCGCGCACCTGCAATCACGCCCGGCTGCTGGATTAGAAAGAAGTCCGGAGGCACAGACCTCTTCGGCCGCTTATGGTGGGACCGGCCGGCGTTTACGATAAGGACCGAATTCTTCAAGCCGGAAAAAGGCCGCTATCTGCACCCCGAGCAGAACCGCCCGATCACGCACCGGGAAGCCGCTCGCTTCCAAACGTTCCCCGACGATTTCATCTTCTACGGTTCAAAGATTGAGATCGCAAAACAGATCGGCAATGCGGTTCCGCCACTCCTCGCGTCGGCCGTAGCCGGCTGCATCGAGAAGCTCCTAGAATCTCGTAAGTGACCGACGTATTCACCGCCGCCAAGCGAAGTGCCATCATGGCGCGCATTCGCGGCAAAGATACCGCCCCGGAAATGACCGTGCGCCGCCTCCTTTTTCACATGGGCTACCGCTTTCGCGTCCATCGGAAAGATTTGCCCGGTTGCCCCGACATTGTCCTCCCGCGCCATCGTGCCGTCATTCTCGTGAACGGCTGTTTCTGGCACGGACATTCCTGTAAACGCGGCAAACAGCCGACTTCGAACACTGAGTTTTGGACGACCAAAATAGGGAGAAACAAAACCCGCGATAAGAAGCTCCGTAAGCAGCTTAATTCGTTGGGCTGGCACGTTCTGGTAGTATGGCAATGCCAACTCCAAGACGATCTACAGGACAGGCTATTTCGCTTTTTACGAGGCGAACAAAGTGGCCAACGAAGCGCCTAAAAAGAAGATTAAAAAAGACGCCGCCAAAAAGAAGATCCGGGAATTCCTCATCGCCAACGTCGGCAAGAAGGTCACCACCCAACAAATCTCAAAAGTCTCCGGCATCATTGCCCACGCCCGGCGAGTGCGGGAGCTTCGCGACGACGAGGGAATGCAGATCAGCACCCACAAGGATCGGGACGACCTCAAGCCCGGAGAGTACGTCCTGGAATCCATCGAGAGTAAGCCCGTCGTCGGCGGAGTCTCCTCGAAACTCCGAAACCAGGTACTTGAGCGAGACGGTTTTACGTGCGTTTTGTGCGGAGCGACTGCCGGCGATCCGAGCGCATATAACCCGAACCGCAAGCTCAAGCTCCACGTCGATCACAACAAGCCGGGCAGTCAAGAAGGAAAACCCACGCTCGAAAACTTACGAACCTTATGCTCCGACTGCAATCAGGGCCGCCAGAACATACAAGCGCCGAGTGAGACAGCACGGAACATCCTCGCCCGGATAAGGCGTCTCCCCCGCGCCGAACAGCGGGAGGTACATAACATCCTGAAGAAATCTTTCCCCGACGAACAACCGCTTTTGATTCCGATTGAAAAAATACCGGAAAAACCGTCGTAAAGGGCTGTGGACAGCCCCCTTTGACATTCCCCGCCCTTGTGCCACCCTTAATGGGTCGCCAAAAATTAAGTTCAACAAGGGGACCGAGTAGGGACCGCAAAATCCCGAAAACGCCCGCCAAAATTGAAAAATCATCACCTTGCCTCAGCCTTCCTCCTCCTACCCATCGCCATTGCCTCAAATTTGACCTTTACGGGCCTTTTATTCCCAGACAGACAAATCCTCGTCTCACCACCTCATCCAACCACGGCTACGACCCTAGCCGGTAAGAACTGGGCGTATACCGTCCCTTTCGAGGTCAAAAACAAGGCCGCCATCCAGAAGCTCATCCAGTGCGAGAGCTCCGGCATAAACATCAGCCGCCCGGACAATGACGGCATCGTGAGTGACGGGATCCTCCAATTCCACCGCGGGCCACTCAACACGATGCAGAGCAGCACGTGGGAGTTCTTTTCAAAGGCCAGCGGCATCGCCGGCTCGCCCATCATCCCGGCCGACGCGATCCGAATGACCGATTGGGCAATCGAGCACGGCTTAATACATCACTGGACTTGCGCGCGGATTCTCAACCTATGAAGCTGTGCGAGAGCGCGTCTATTTTTGTTGCTCTTGATTCGTGAGGTAAGGCTCAAGCGTCACGTATTGGCGGTCCGCGTCGGGCGAAAAACCGAACCCGATGTATTGATCGAACGGCGCCTCCATCCGTCGCGCGTAAACCCGAATACCACCCCGCCACTCTTCGCATCCGACCGCCTTCACCTTGTCACTCTTGTTCCACAACGCGGTGAACGCATCGTTGATCGCATCGAGCCCTTTGTCGGCTCGATTATCGAATGCTGCGGCCAAAATGACGCTGTCTCGGCAAACAACAGCATAATCAACGGTGTAGACCGGCTTGGAATAGTCGAGCTTCTGCGGAACTGCTTTTGATTCCGCACGAGGGTCGAGCTTCTGCGAAATGGCTTTTGGTTCCTCGCGAGGAACGGGCAATATCTCAGGGCCATAGCCTGAGCCTTGAAGTATTCCGACGACGACATATCCACCGACGGCCACGATGACGCCGACCAATACGAATGCCAATGCTCTGTTTCGTTTTTGCATCACGCCACGCGCTCGGCTGCATTATCCCGCACTGACCGGCAGATTTGCCATCGATCTGCGCCCCTGCTAGGATTCCGCGCACATGGACACCGCCCAGATAATCGCCGCCCTCCGCGACGAGCGCGACCGCATCGACCGCGCCATCAACCTATTAACGACTGTTAACCGACCCCGCCGCGGCCGTCGCGCCGGCACGTACCACATGAGCGCCGCCGCCAGGAAGCGCATATCCCAAGCGATGAAGGCACGCTGGGCCGCCAAAAAGAAGCCATAAACAGGGTGTGGATAAGTCCCCCTTGTGCCCATTCACAGATGCTTCATTATTAGGTTGTCCAGTAATGGGCGACCGAGGAAGCGCGCTGAGAACCTTTTGACGGCGCGTTCCAGTGAGGGCTTCGGCTCTCCCGCGGCTTAAACCGCAGACTGGAACCCCGGTCAAAGGGTTTTTTTATAGCCGAGGGGTAAACAACGACAGGCTCTAAACAGTCGTTCCGGTCAGCTTGCGGGGGAGCTTAATCCCCGTCCGAAACTCAATTCGTGAATAAGACCGACTCTCTCACCCACCCGTTCGTTCTTTGAGAATTGCTCAGTAGGGATACGGTGTGCACACCTCTATCCTATGCCCGTCAACGAAACAGGTTTTTCGCAACCATTTCGGGCGGTCAAGTCCTGGGCAATTTTCAGAGAGCGAATTCAAAAAATCGTTTCGCCGATTTTTTAAGACGGGGGGTAGGGGGGTCATATCCGAAATCTAATTCGTAAATAAGAAAATGACTGAAGAATCATCAGAATTTCACAAGAGATTGAAGCTCACCGCTCTTTGGGCGCGCGGTTTAGATGTTCACTTTCCGATTCCTCTTCCTCCGATCGAAGAAGAAATTAAAACGGCCGACGAGGGATACAACTTCTTTTAAGCCCAGGTTTTTTTGACGGCAACTTCAAGCGCATCCTGCCTGCTTTTCACCCACGGCGCGTAGTGCTTTTCGGTTGTCTTAATCGAGTGATGCCCGAGGAGGGTTGAGACCTCTTGTAGTGGCACGCCCTTTTCTAAAAGCGACACGGCGAACGTATCCCTGAACCTGTGGCTATGGCCGTCAGGTATCCCGGCGAGTTCAAAGAGCTTTTTCAACCTCGCTTGCCATTCAGTGATGCACGTCTTCAGCTTTCCCACGCCCGGATAGAAAAATCGGCCGTCGCCGTCATCCACCCCTTCCAACGTCTTCAGGATTTCCTTCGGTAAGGGCAGCATCACCGGATGACCCGTCTTTGCCTGGTAGAGAAAGAGCCGACCTTTTGTATCAATCCGTTCGCCCCGGAGCGTGACAGCGTCGGAGATCCTCAGCCCCGAATACCGCATGAGGAGGACGAGCGCGCGCATCTTTTTTACCAGGCGCTCGGGAACCTTCGGATGGATTTCCCGGAAGGTATCAAGCGCAATCGTGATGTTTTTCCATTCCTCGTCCGAGAACGGCATCGTTGGACTGAACGACGCTTTCGGCAGCCGGACGGTCTTCGCCGGATTCCCCTGCACCCACCCGCCATCGGAACAGAACCTAAAGAACGTCCGCAGTCGCTCCAACTTCTTGCTTGCGGTGATCGGCGCGAGCTTCCACCCCTCCCGGTATTTCCGAAGCTCATCAACTGTGATGCGCCGGACGGCGACGGCACCGAATAACTCCGTCAGCTCGTCTGTGAGGAGTTTGTATTTTCCCTTCTGTGCCGCCCCGAGACCCCGCGCCTCGCAGTCTTTTGTGAATCGCTCGCACGCCTCCTTCACCGTGAGAGCGTTCGCTTCCCCGTGTATTTCCAGGTCTCTAATGCGGGTTTGCGCGGCCTCCCACGACGTGAGATCGAGCGCCCGGCGGACAGACTTCCCTTCCAAAGTCCCCTGGACCCATATCGGGCAGAAACATCCCCGATGCCGCCGAGAGCGGTGTTTACAGGTGCTTCGATGGCGCCGGTATGCCGTGAGCAT